CGGCTCATGTTGCGTATCTGGTGAGTATAGCGGAATATTCCGGCTATGAGCTGCTGTAATTTGCGTGGGTCAGACACTGGGTCAAGGTCTTTGGCAATGAAGAAGCGGTGAGTGAGGTATCTATGGCAGCTAGCAGCAGACAGGTCATCTGGGCTGTATTCTCGCCATTTTTCTTCATGATTAGCCCACAGAGTAGTAATAGGGCGGTTAGGCTGAGCTGCTTGTAACAGCGCCTGCATTGCTTCATCAGGCATGTTTTGTTCGAACAGGTCGGCGTCAAAGTCGTCTCCGTGGACATTGATAGTATCGGCGTATTTGCCTAAGTAGTCCTTATATACATAACAGGTGTTAGTTTTCATCATTACTGCATTGATCGACCCGTCTAGCTCAGGTCCGTGGTGTTTTACAACAATGCTCTTGATATTTTTTTTCAGCGTCGCTAGCTGTATCGGCTGGCCATACTGGACGTATGCGTGAATATGTTCGGTGCAAGGTACCCCCTTGCTCTGTCTCTCGACTACCATTGCAAATTGTACTATTTTTTTGTCGTCTTTGAACAGTTTTTTAAGAGCGTCTACACACTCTTGTTTGATGTCAGTTTTGGGCCTTATGGTAGTGAAATACGTCTTCTGCGCGAGTTTTTCTTTGTCTACCGGCTCTGCCATCTTGATCTAAGATCTAAGTATCTAAGCTACCTATATAGATTTAGATTTTGAAAATTCGAGCTGAGCTGAATTTTATCCATTAAACCAAGGGCTAATGGATGTGACTTTGTAGACGATTTCTTTTTTAGTCGCCATTTTCTCCGAGCTTACGCGACCGATCACACACGGACCGACGCGGCTGCGCCCGCTCTGGTTTTTGGGCTCCGTTTTGCTGTGAACAACAAATAATGAGGGTATCTGGGTCTCATTTAGACGACCTATGCGTCTTTAAAGAATAGTCGTGTGTACATGTCGTTGACTCTTGCTACATTGAATCCTAGTGTCGCGCTTGTGCTCCAGTTGCTATATGCGAATATAATCAAATGATAATCAAAGAATTTAACCTGGGTGGTGCCATTTTCGTATTGAATTACGCCATTTCTGCCGAATTTTTTTCCAGGTATGTTGATGCTGAAAATCCTGGTTGCGCGGCTCTGTTGAGTATTAACACCCGCTGTGAATCCGCTGCCTACTGTTTGTATTCCGCTAGCTACTATTGACATGTTCGGTGCATTAAGTTTCACCTGTTTTACTGCTAGAATCGAGAATCGCTCCGTGTTGAAGCTGTCTAGCATTTTGTTGGCTGAATTGCCCTGAAATAGGTTGTCTCCGTTAGGTACATCACCCTTGGCACTTTTGACTACAATTATCTTCATTGTTACGTCTGAATAACGCTCATTGAGCTCTAGAAATCCCTTGATTTGAAGGTTTCTTAGGGTGATGTTGTCTCCTATCCTGTTACCTGTGGCGTTCATAGGGTCGCCTACACCTTGTGTTGTGAATAGTAGGTTGGAATCGACTACTGCGATGCTATTATGTGACAATTCGTTGCCATCATTGTATAGTTTTGAACCACTCTTTGTTTCTACTGTACGTTCAATAGTTACTAGCCTTTTTGCTAGCTGTTGCATCATGGCCTTGCTGAACTTGCTCTTTTTCTTTAAAACACGCTTTTTTGAGTTAGGTTTGAAAGGACGCTTAGAAAAACGTTTTCGCTTAAAGGTAGCCATTTATTTTTTCAGGTAAAAAATGTTGTACTTATATAGGTCTACCAGCTGGAGCGGGGTCTTTTACCGCCCGGGTTTTCATTGTTGGCCCAATGCCTGCTTTCCTTAATCATGCTGTGATTCATGTGAATTTGGTCTTCTAGCTCTTCGTCGAGGCCCTCTTCGAAGGCGGTCATGGCACGGCTCATGTTGCGTATCTGGTGAGTATAGCGGAATATTCCGGCTATGAGCTGCTGTAATTTGCGTGGGTCAGACACTGGGTCAAGGTCTTTGGCAATGAAGAAGCGGTGAGTGAGGTATCTA